TACTAAGGTAGCTGGTTGAGATGAAGCAAAGATTTGAGATACCATATAAACCTGATTCAATGAACACACACTGGCGAAGGGGCAACAATGTAACTTATCTTAGCAAGAAAGGTAAAGAATTTAGAGATAATGTTCAACAGTTTATCAAGTTACAGAAATACAAAACTTTTAAAGGCAAAATTAAAGTTAAAATAGAACTATGTTTCAAGAGCAAAAGAGAAAGAGATATAGACAACTATTTTAAAGCTATATTAGATAGTTTTAACGGCTTTCTATATGAAGATGATAAATTAATCTATGAGTTATCTTCAAGCAAAAAATTAGATTGTGATAGAGATTATTTTATAATTGAAATTGAGGAGTTGAATTAATTGATTTACAGATGTAAGAATTGCAACAGATTTATAGCTAGCATAAAAAGTGAAAGGAATATGAAAATAAAATGTAAATCAGTTGAGTATTTAGATGAAAATACTCTAAAAATAAAATGTAATTGTAACAATATAAATATTATAGAAATTCAAGGTAAAATCAAAACATAAATATTGAATTTAATGTATATATATGCTACAATATAGGCAACAATTAAAAAGACCAAGTCGTTAAGTAGAGAAATCTATTGACAGCTTTATTTAATAAAGCAGAAGGACTTAGATAACAAATTAATCAAGATGTAAAAATCTTATTAGTTTTTTATTTAAGTCCTTTTTTGTTTTTCAGGAGAAAAAATGAAAGAATTGAAAATTATAAATAAAAACATAAAGGACATAAAAGAATATGAGAACAATGCAAAAGAACACCCTGATTGGCAGATTGAACAAATAGCTAATTCAATAAAAGAATTTGGTTTTAATGATCCAATAGCTATTAATGGAGATAATCAAATTATAGAGGGACATGGAAGATTATTAGCAGCCAAACAACTAGGACTAACTGAAATACCTTGTATTGTTTTAACTGGACTTACAGAAGTTCAAGAGAGAGCATACATAATAGCACACAATAAAACTACAATGAATACTGATTTTGATTTAGACAGATTACAGTATGAATTGAATGCTCTGAAAGTAGAAGATTTTGACTTAGGATTAACAGGATTTAGTGATGATGAAATAGACAGACTTTTAAATCAAGTAAATGACATTGAAGAAAATCAAGAGGAATTAAAAGAAGATTATGAGGAAATAGAAGTTGAAAAGATAGTAATTAAAACTGGAGATTATATAGAACTTGGAAGACACAGATTATTATGTGGAGATTCAACAAATGAAAATGATATTAAAAAATTATTAAATGGGAATGTTCCAACATTGTTGTTTACAGACCCACCTTATGGGATGAAAAAAGAAAAAGACGGAGTGGCAAATGATAATCTTAATTTCAATGATTTATTAGAGTTTAATAAAAAATGGATACCTTTATCATTAAAACATATAACAGATAATGGGAGTTGGTATTGCTGGGGAATAGATGAGCCTTTAATGGATATTTATTCAGAAATTATAAAACCTTTAATCAAGGAAAATAAGATCACTTTTAGAAATTTAATCACTTGGAATAAAGGAAATTGTCAAGGGCAAAACTGTGAAGATTTTAAAATGTACCCAATAGCTGATGAGAAGTGTTTATTTATTATGAAAGGTGTTCAAGGGTTTAATACTAATTCAGACAATTATTTTGAAGGTTGGGAACCTATAAGACTTTACTTATTGGAGCAAAGAAATAAATGTGGTTGGGATATTCCAACAATGAAAACGATAGCAGGGCATTCAGATAAAAGTAGAGACCATTGGACAAATAAAAGCCAATGGAATTTACCAACAAAAGATGTGTATTTAAAATTTCAAAAATGGGCTATTGAAAATAATGTGGATGCTTTCAAAAAAGAGTATGAAGAAATTAAAAAAACTTTTTATGAAACAAGAGCATATTTTAATAACACTCATGATAATATGAACAATGTTTGGCATTTTGATAGAGTTGTAGGAGAAGATAGAGAAGAAGCAGGAGGACACGCAACACCTAAACCCATTGAATTATGTGCAAGAGCTATAAAGAGTAGTAGCAGAGAAAATGACGGTGTACTTGATTTGTTTGGAGGAAGTGGAAGTACCTTAATAGCTTGTGAGCAATTAAATAGGAGTGCTTATTTAATGGAATTAGAACCTAAATGGGTGCAAGTAATTATTGAAAGATATTTAAAATATACAAATGACAAATTTATAAAAATAAATGGAGAAGAAATTGACTGGTTAGATTATAAAGTAGGTGATAACAATTGCTAAAAGTAAATATGAAACAGATGTTAAACCAAGACTTGTAGAGATAGAGGCTTGGAAAAGAGATGGATTAACAGATGAACAGATATTCAAGAATTTAGGTATTAGCAGAGATACATTTTATAAATATAAAGAAAAATATTCGGACTTTTCTGAGGCAATAAAAAAAGGCAAAGAAGTTGCAGACATAGAAGTAGAAAATGCACTTTTTAAAAGAGCAATAGGTTACAAATATAAAGAAGTTATAAAAGAAGTTAAAGAGATAGACGGAAAGAAATCAACATATGTAAAAGAAGTTATAAAAGAAATGCCAGGAGATGTAGGAGCTCAGATATTTTGGTTAAAGAATAGAAAATCAAGTAAATGGAAAGATAAACAAGACATAGACATAGAAGATAACAATGTATCTATAACTATTAATGGAGTTAAAAGAAATGGAAATTAATATACAAGCTAACGAGCATTTTATTGATTATCTAAATAACTGGGATAAGAGGTTCTATTACATTGTTGGAGGATATGGAAGTAGTAAATCATATCACACAGGATTAAAACTAATATTAAAAGCTATTCAAGAGAAAAGAAGAATATTAGTAGTAAGAGCAGTTTATAGGACTATTAAAGAAAGTTGCTTTTCACTATTAAAAGGAATTATCAATAATTATAACTTAAATAGCTTATTTACATATACAGTAAACCCACTTCATATTAGATGTAGAAATGGGAGCGAGTTTATATTTATGGGACTAGATGATAGTGAAAAATTAAAATCTATTGATAATGTGGATATGATTTGGATTGAAGAATGTTCAGAAGTAAGTTACAACGCTTTTAATGAATTAAATGGAAGATTAAGAGCATTAGGAAAAGACTTACATATATTCTTAACTAATAACCCAGTTAGTATTAATAACTGGACTTATGAAAGATTCATAAAAAAAGCAGGAATAGATGAAGAAGAACTTTATCAAAATAGGATTATGACAACAGATGATACCTACTACCATCATTCAGTTGTTGAGGATAATGCTTTTGTTACTGATGAATATATAAAGCAATTAAAGAATTTTGAAACTTATGATATTGAAAGATACAGAATAGCATATCAAGGAAGATTTGGAATAGTTGGAGAAAGAGTATTTAACAATATTCAAAAAGCTAGTGATATGGAAGTACAAGCAATAGTAAAAGAACTTAGCAAGTATGGATTAGGTAATTTATATGATGGCTTAGATTATGGTTTTAGTATTTCTTATAATGCACTCGTTAGAATGGCTATAGATAGGGAAAATAATGTTTTATATATTTATGATGAATTATATAACAAAAACTTAATCACAAGTGAATTAATTAAGTCTATGGATTATATCAAGCAAAATCATAGAGAGATTATTGCAGATAACGCAAGACCTGAAACAACAGAAGAAATAAGGCGTGCAGGATTTAAAATAATCAATTGTGAAAAAGGTGCAGGAAGTGTATTAGATGGATTACAGAAGCTCAAGAGTTTCTATAAGATTATAGTTTCTGATAAATGTAAGAACACATATAGAGAATTGACTGAACTATGCCACGAAAAAGATAAGAATGGGAATTACTTAGAGAATAAATTCACAATAGACCCACACACTGTTGATGCTATGAGGTATGGACTAGAAAAGTATAAGGCTACTACATTTAAAAATGGAGAAATAAGAAAGCCACTAGGAGTTTAAAATGGAGAAAGAAAGGATATTAAAAGCATATAACGATTATATACAAACTGATATTCATAGAAATTGTGAAAAATACAGAAAGTTATCAGATGGTAAAAGTGCAGATGTATTTTTCTCAGATGTAAGAGCAAGAGTAAATTTGGAATATATGGGAATAGTAGACAAGCAAGGTTATATGAAATCTTACAGTATTAATAACAATAGCTTAACAAGTAATAGCAAAGGTTGCAGTCTTAAAGATTTAGTTGTAGGTAATGGACTATTACAAGCGACAACAAGACTTTATGCTGAATATGCAACAAGTAAGAAGTTAGTAACTAATCAGAAAGATTTTGACCTTATAAAAGATTTTGATTTAGATGATTTACTAGGTAAAACTATGGTTATTCAATCTTGGGCTGGTAAATTACTTTTAAAAGGAGTTACAGAGTTAGATAGATTTAGTTTTTATCCAGTTACTCCAAAAGACTATTTCCCAATAAGAAATGAATATAATCCGAAATTAATAGATGGCTATGTAATTTATAACTTATCACAAGATGATAAAAGTAAAAAAACTCTTATTTGTGAAGTTTATGAGTTAGATAGCATTGAGTATAGAGCATATAAAATAACTGATAATTCTATAACTGAAATAAATTACCCTTTTGATTTAACAAATAATGGAATGGTTGCAGATGGTTTAGGTTATAGAGATAATCAAGCACAAGGTTGGGCAGTAGTAGAAGTAGAGAACATTTTTAATAAAAGTGATTATAATGATGATTTAGTTGGAAATGTAAGGGAATTAGTAATTGGAGATACTTTAACATCACAAGCATTTCAAAAGGTTGCTAATCCATTGTTGCAAGTTCCAGACAGTGTAATAGAAGTTGATAAAAATGGGCGTAGCACTGTAAGACTAGATGGAAGAGTAATTGTTGTAAATAAAGATGATAAAGAAGTCAAGCAAGTGCAACTTGAAACTAAGACACAAGAATGGAAGTTACACAAAGAAGACATCAAAAATGATATTTATAAACAATTAGGAGTAAATGACCTAGCTTTTGGAATTGATTTAGGAGGAAGCATATCAAGTGGAGAAGCTAAAAGAAGAAGTTTGGAAAGGACTATTGCAACAGTTGAGAGCAAAAGGACTAAATGTATCACAGGAATAAAAAGCATCATTCTATGGGGATATAAGAAAATAAAAGGTGAAGAAATTGATTTACAAATAGAAACACAAGATATTTTAAGTTTATCACTAACTGAAAAAATGTCTATTGTAGTACAAGGTATTCAAAACAATGTAATGAGTTTAGAAACAGCTATCAAGTTTTTAGGTCTTTTAGGAGAAAAAGAAGATAAAGAAATAGGATCAATAAAAACTAATATAAGTTATCAAGAAAAACTTATAAATATTTTAAATATACTTGCTGGAATAACAAGAGAAGAGCAATTACAAGTTAAACTTGAAGAACTTTCAAAAGATATAATGAAAGATTTAGGACTAGAAATTAAGGAGGACTAGCATATGTTCCCGATAGCGCAAGAGAATAAATTAAGATTAATATTTCAGTTTTATACAAAAAAGAGAGTTAAAAGAGCAAAAAAATATATAAGTGCAGGACAAATACCATTATTTGAACTTACTGATGATGAAAAAAGAAACATTATAAAAGAATTAACAAAAGTTGCTATTGAAGTCAATTTATCTACTTTCGAAAGTTGGAAAACACTCACAGATGAGGAACTAAAAAGAACTGATTTAGAGGGTGCTAAATACTGGATAAAAAAGAATTATGATTTATTTAATAATACATCAGTTACAGCAGATAAATTAATGGATATAAGACAACAAAGAATAGTAGATACAATCAAAAATTATAATAGAAATTTAGATGTATTAAAAAATGGAGAAGTACCAAAGTCTACATTGAATGCTTTGAAGCAGGATATAGCAAATAACAGAGCTAGTAAAGAGATTAAAGATATAGTTAAGAGTATAGAAAACGGAACATATACAAATAACGATATTGATAAACTCCAAAAATGGCTTAATAACAGAAATGAGAATCTTGCAAGGAATGAAACAGGTAATTTATATGCACAAGAATGTAAAGACTTGATGATTGAAAACGGTATTGAACATTTTGTTTGGCACACTATGAAAGATGACAGAGTAAGAGAGTCGCACGCTGAACGAGAGGGCTTAGTATTTAGTATCAATGATGAATTGCCAGGAGAAGATTTTAATTGTAGATGTTGGGCTGAGCCAATTAGATTAAATTAATTTTGTGTGAGAAATTGCACGAGAGGAGAAAAAATGGAATTAAAAGACGGAGTTTTAATATTAACAGATGAAGAAAAGAAAATGCTAGGAAGTAATGAGGGTAAAAAATGGCTAACTGATAACAAGTTTATGATTGAAACAGTAAAGGAAGTAGACAAGCCAATCACAGCAGAGGCAGTAACTAACTTTATAAGTAAAAATCAAAGTTTATCAGATAAACTGTATAATGACAATGCTATTAAATTTTTAAAATCAAAGATAGGAGATAAGGTAACTTCTGATGATTTAGGAAAAGAAATAGTATTTAAAAATAGTTTTGATGATTATAAAAAGGAAGCTATTAAGACAGCAGTAAGTTTTGGACTAGGAGCAATATCGCCAAAATATAGTTCAATGCTTGTAAATGCAGTAGACTTCTCTAAATTAGATATTAAAGATGGTAAAATTACAGGTTTTGATGAGCAAGTTGCTAACTTCAAAACAACTTATCCTGATTTATTTAGTGAAAAGGGAAGTATTACACCACCACCATTGCCACCTAATGATGGTAATTCAAAAGTTAAATATGAAGATTTTATCAAAATGTCAGATGTAGAAAAATCAAAATTAACAGATGAACAATTAAAAGAAATATTAAGAGAAGTATAGGAGGCTATAAATATGTCATATAACAATTTTAAACCTGAGGTTTGGACAGAATTAACAAACAGAAATTTAAATAAAGAATTAGTATTTGGAGCATTAGCAAATAGAAAATATGAAGGGAAAATAGAAAATTATGGAAGCTCTATAAGAGTACCAAGTATTGGGTCAGTAACTGTTGGAGATTATACAGGAGCAGATATAACATTCCAAGAAGACACTGGAGCATATCAAACTATCAACATTAATAAAGCTAAATACTTTGCTTTAAAAATGGATGATGTAGATAAGGCTCAAGCTATACCAGGAGTTATGGAAGGATTAACAGAACAAGCTATTTATGAAATGGCAGATGTTGTTGATACAGAACTTGCTAAGTTGTATACAAAATGTAAAAGCAAGGTGTCTGGAACAATAGGAACAGATAAAGTAACTCACTTAATATTAAAATTAGCAGCACAAATGGATAAAGACAATGTACCAACAGCTAATAGATGGCTTGTTTTATCACCAGAAGTTTATGTTGAAATTATAAAAGAGTTACCTCAAATTTCAACAGGGGAAAACACTTTAGGAATAAATCAAAGTTACTATATAGGAATGTATGGAGGTTTCCAAATATTCAAATCTAATAATGTTCAATTAACTGGTAAAAAATATCATTGTATGGCAGGAGTAAGTGCAGGAATAACTCTTGCAATGCAAATAAATAAAATGGAAGCAGGAAAATTTGAAAAATCATTTGGAGAGTATGTAAAAGGGCTTCAATTATTCGGTTGTGATGTTATAGAAACTGAAACTGGAAAAACAAAATTAATATGTGAATTAGAAGTATCACAAGCATAATGGAGAGTTAAAAGCTCTCCCCTTGCTTTTAAGGAGGTTATGAAGTGATAGGTTATGTTAGTTTAGATGAAGCAACAGAATTTATAAAAAACAGGTACGAAGAAGTATCAGAACAAGAATTATCTAAAGGCTTGTATAAAGCATTAGATAAAATTGAAAGTTTAATGATTAGAGATAGTGGAAAATCTGACAAACAAGAATTAATATTCCCTAGAATTAATGAAAAAAAAGTACCTGATGAAATTAAAAAGGCTCAGATATTGGAAGCATATTCAATAACAAAAAGTATCAATGATGATACTTCTAACGATATTGAAAAAGGCATTGCTAGTAAAAGTATTGGCGATATGTCTATAAGTTACTCAACAAATGCTATGAATAAAATAGGCTCAATAGTATTTGCTAACTCAGAAGCTAAGGCTATTCTCTATAAATATGTGAGGAAAACTTATGATTGGAGTTAATGTTAAACTCACAACTGAAAGTTTAAATAAATTTTCAGAGATAGAAAAACAATTAAATCTATTAGCAAAATGGAAGTTAGTTGTACAGTTCAATGAAGATAATACAGAAGAAAACAGACAAAAAGTTGAACTTATAGCAATGTGGTTAGAGTATGGAAAAGAAGGTTTTAATGTTCATTATCCTGCAAGACCATTTTGGAGAACAGCAATAGATGCGAATATGCAAAAAATAATGAATAGATTTATACATAATGCTAAACAGGTAGCAGAGGGCAAAATGCAAGCTAGACAATGTTTTGAGGATATAGGAAAACAAGTTGTTGAATATATTAGAAAAAGTATAGAGCAAGGAAGCTATGCAGCACTTGCAGAAAGCACGATAAAAGCTAGAGAAAAAAAAGGAAGTGGAAACAAGCCTTTAATTGACACTAGGACAATGATTGAAAGTTTAGAGTATATAGTTAAGGAGATTTAAAATGAAATTTAAGTTATCACAATTTGCTAAAAGTGAGTTAAGAAAATATCAAGTAACTAGAAAATCTGAATATGATATGCATAACCCAGATGGAGCAGAAGAAGTTTATCATTGGGATATGGTTATTTATAAGAAAACTCTAAAAGTAGCAACAGCAGATTCTAATTCAGTAATTAAAGTTTTAAATCAACTTAATGGGAAAATACTTAAAAGCTATGGATTAAAGCTAGGAGATATTATAGCAGTTGAAAATATCAATTATAGAGTAGTTGAGATATTACCAAGATTATATGCAGATTTTAATGAGTTTGTTTTGGAGATGATGAAAGATGAATAACATAGATTTAGAAATATTGTTCTTAGACAAAATAAAAGAATTAAATAATAAATTTCAAGTTATACCATTTGAACATCTTTCAAAAGTAAATGGGCAACTGAAATTACCAAGAGTTATAGCAAGGACTATTTCTAATAATGTAATTCATAGATATACAAATGAAAGAGAAGATACAAAAAAATACGGAGTTTTTAAACAAACAAATATAAACAAGCATATAATAAGTTTTTCATTTACTCTAAGTAAAAAGGATAGCTTTATAGATGTAGCAATAATTAGAGATTATTTCACAAATATAGAAGCTATAAACTGGTGGATTAAATTAAATGGACTGAACTTAGTTATTGAAGAAGTGGGGGAACTAAAAGACATTACAGATTATTCAGCTAGTGATTTACTTGAAAGATATGTGTTTGATGTAACTGTAAGAACTTCTAAGGAACTAAGAACAGAAATAGAAATTATAAAAGATGTAGATTTTGAAATAAAAGGAGGTAATTAATGGGAATAATATTAGGTGCTGAAAAGAAAATAGTATTTTTAAATACACACAAGCCTAGTCCAGTGGACCAAGCAACAGTCAATATTATAGGTGTATTTAGTACTAAGAAAGCTATAACAGAGCAATTAATAACAAGTATAAAAGATGTAACAGGGGTTAGTGCTTCCGATGATATTTATAAGATATTACAAGCAGTTTTTAATGGTGGAGCAAAACAAGTCTTAGTATTTGGTAAGGTAGTTACTGGAAACAATTACAAAGACTTATTTGATAGTGTAAAAAATGATTGGTTTGGTACTGTAACAGATGAAACTGATATTGAAAAGATACCAGCTATATCAAAAGAGATTGCAGCAAGACAAAAGATGTTGTTTGCACAAGTAAAAACAGATACAGATATTATGACAGCAGAAGCAAAAATCAAAGCAGTAGCAGAAGATACAACAGCTTTATTTTTCAGTAAAAATGATGAATTAATAGCAGGAGCAGTTGCAGGTTATTCAATACCACAATTCCCTGGAAGTGTATTGATAGCCAATAAATTAATAAATGGAGCAGTTGAAAGTGGTCTGAGTGGAGCAGAACAAGGAGTATTAGACAAAAATAAATCTAACTATGTAGCAAGAATGAAAGGGCAACTAGGACTTGCTAATGGAGTTACAGTAACTGGCGACCCAATAGACTTTATTCACTGTGTAAAAGCCTTACAATTTAGATTAGAGGAAGATATTACACTATATTTAAAAGCAACTCCAAAGCCTACATTTGCAGATGTAGACCCATTGAAAGCAGTTATATTAACTAGATGTAAACAGTTTGAAAGAATGAAATCATTGATTGAAGATAAAACAGTTGTTGATATAGTGCCACTTGAAGAAATACCAAAGAATGATATTTTGAATGGTAAATTAACAGGTGTAAAAATTACAGTTTACTATGCTTATGGAATTAGAGAATTATCAGCAGATTTGTTCTTTGAAGTTTAGGAGGTGCTATAAATGGCTAATATATATAATTATGATAGTAAAAACTATGAATTAATCATAGGTAAAGCAAGAGTTGATGATTATGCAGAAGATACAAAAATCACAATAGAGTATGATAGTGAATTTAAAAGTATTACAA